AGCTGCTGTTCGGCACCGGGGTTCCGGCAAACGTGGCATTGCCGCTGCTGTCCAGCACGATGTTATTGCTGGCGGAGGACGCGTGCTTGAGGTTGGTGGCGGCGAGTGTGGACATTACTTGGCCTCCAGTGTGGCAATACGTTCTTTCATGGCGTCATTATCAGCCTTCAATTCTTGAATGGCCGCGACAAGGTGAACCACGATCTTGCTGTAATCAACGCCCTGCGGGTTGATGGACCCATCTTCGTTCACGGCATCCTTTTCGCCGCTTACAGCCAGGGGAATTACCGCCTGCAATTCATGCGCGATAAAGCCTTCGCCGTAGCTGTTATCGGCGTTCCACTTATAGGTGGAGGGCTTAAGCGCAGCGATTGTTGAAAGCCCAGAAACCATGGGATGCACGTTGTGCTTCAGGCGGTAATCTGAGGAAGTGTTGTATGCAGTGGCTGAACTAGTAACAGAGATAGACCCAACAAAAGTGCCAGCTTTCCAAAACGAAGCTGCGTTGCCGTCACTGCCTAATTTATTAAGATACAACGGCTCAAAATCTGAGCGGGCTGAAGCAACGCTGCCAAATGCAATAGATGTTCCTACGGTTGAAGTATTGCCGGAAATCAAACTCGAGCTCGTTGTCCCCACCAAAAAATTGCCGCTGGGATCAATACGCATACGTTCGGCATTGTTAGTACCAAACAACATGGGGTGATTGGTAAATGTATTTAGGTATGAATAGCCGTTATTGGCGTCGAGATAAACACTCGTCGTCCCATTGCGTGTTTGAATAATTGTGGATGTCGTTCCAGTGGAAACAACATCCAATTTTGTTGCAGGCGAACTCGTCCCAATCCCCACGTTGCCGCTGCTGTCAATACGCATGCGCTCAGAGCCGCCTTCACCAAAGGCAATCGTATCAGCAGCCGGGAAGAATATCCCCGTATTCGTGTCGGTGCCTTGCACAGCAGGGGTGCCAGCAGAGCCGTCAACACCCGCGATACCTGTGGAGCCTGAGATGGTGATTGGCATCAGATACCTCCTAGCGCGGCCTTAATTTCGTCGGGCGTCGCAGCAATATCAATTGCGTCCTGTATTAAAGCGTATTTCGCCCGAATGGCAGCGCGAGCCGCTTCAGCAGCCACAGCATCAATGCCAGGGATTTGCTTCATGATGATTTCATCATGCGGCTTGAACTCATCCGCACGGGCCGCACGGCGCATATCATGCGCGATGGCCTTGGCCTTGGTGATGTCAATGCGGATCATTGTTCATCCTCCACATAGGTCCAAGCGTTCCGAAACAGACGGTCTGACGGGATGTCAGCGACATCCACGATCTTGTATGGCTTTCCTTCCGGCACATCCTTGGCGGCGATTTCTTCAATCGTCAGACCGCACTCAGGGGCTGGAATAATAACGGCGACACCGCCATCATCTGTTGGGTATATGATGCGCTGATCCATTTTCCGTTCCTAACGAATGATCGCAACTATCATGATGGAAGAATCTGCTCGCCCAGAACCATAAGAAACATTTGGGTCTTCATTGGAAATTTGAACGCTCCCAGTTGCAAGACTGGAGTTATTCAAGCCCGTTATGCGACTGTTGCTAGATTGGGCATTATTCATAGCAACCACCGCATAATTTGCATCTGGCATAGAATTGGTAAAGTTTACCGTATAAAGCCCGGTTCCATTATCCGTTATAGAACTCACGTTAGCACTCTCTCTAATCGCCACAGTGCCGGTTCCATTGAAATTAACCCAAGCCCGACAACCATAACCAGTGGCGACAGACCCAAAGCCGGAATTGAATTTAAATTCGCCAGACGAATTGAATTGACCGCGCTGAACACCGCCAGTTGAAATATCAAGTGTATCAGCAGCGGAGAAATAAACACCCGTATTGGTGTCGCCGGTTTTGGTTATTGATGGGGCAGAAACTGTCCCAGCCCCCACCACAATCCCACTATCTTTTAAAAGAACCCCGTCAATCGTAACGCCAGCGGCTGAAGTTTTTTCATTGATAGTATCTGTGGTAACGGCGGAATCCTTCAAAAGAACACCGTCAATCGTCACGCCAGCAGCTGAAGTTTTCTCATTAATAGTGTCCGTATTAACGGCGGAATCTTTCAGAAGAACACCATCAACAGTTACGCCAGCCGCCGAGGTTTTTTCATTGATTGTGTCGGTACTTACGGCAGAATCCTTCAGTAGGACACCATCAACCGTAACCCCAGCAGCCGAGGTATATTCAGAAACTGTGTCTGTTTTAAAAGTTCCTGTGGCGTTGGTTGTCCCAGAAAGAGTGGTAGTCCCCGAAAGTGTTGCGGCACCAGAAATAGAGGTTGTCCCGGCAACGCTTAACGTTTTTCCAGAACCGACATTCAGCCCCACACTTGTCCCACCACCAGCCGCCGCAAATACGGCGTCCAGCAAATCCATGTCTGTATTTAACTTGGCGCCCCAGCTATCGGCAGAAGCCCCAACTTCCGGCTTGGTTAGCCCCAGGTTGGTGGTGGTGGTATCAGCCATTTATTGCACCCTTGTCCATGTCTCAGCGCCATCCGGTATCGCTGTCCAAGTATTAGACACCGGGGCTGCTGGGGTCCAAGCCTCTGAACCATCCGCAATCGGTGTCCATATTGTAGCGGAATCAGCCGATTGGGTCCATATTTCTGTGCCATCTGGAATGTTTGACCACTTAAGAATGGCCGATACTTCCATGGCGGCAGCGGCAGAAAAGGCCGCTGCCCCCGAAACAACCATCTGGCCGGAGACAGATAGGCTCCCAATGCCATCTATCGTCACTGCCCCTAGGTAAACCACCGCCCCGGAAGCTGTTACATCTGCCACCCCATCTATGGCGACAGCACCACTCTGAATACGCTGGGCCGTGGCGGCTAGATCGCTCACCCCATCTATAGCGACCTGGCCAGCCTGTATCCTTTGGGCCGCAACCGCCAGATCGGCGACACCATCAATCTGCGCCGCCCCTGCCGCCGTTATATTGGCCGAAACAGCCAAATCAGCAGTGGCGTCAATCGCAACCTGACCCTCAACAATCGCGTCCGATAGCGCCGCGAATGGGGTTTGGGCGAAGGTTGAGAAGCCAAACATAAACCCTTTTCCTTATCTATGTATGTTGACGCAAACATAAGCTCGATCTGTAAGCCCCGCAGTTGAGGCGTCATAAATACCAATTCTGACAGAACCGACCGCTGGCGCCGTCGCGTCATTAATAACAAAGCAGTAATTCGTTCTACTTGTTGCTCCTGAAATAGAATAATTTGCATCAGGCATGGCGTTGGTAAAATTCACCGTGTAATCGCCAGTACCGTTGTCAGTAATGCTAGTAACGTTCCCACTTCCCCTAATTGCAACCGTACCAGTACCATTAAAATTCACCCAAGCCCGGCATCCATAAGCCGTGGCAACGGAGCCATATCCAGAATTAAACTTAAAATTACCAGAGGAATCAAATTGCCCTCTCTGGGTTCCAGCAGTACTGAAATCAAGGGTATCAGCAGCGGAGAAGTAAATACCTGTATTTAAATCACCTTTCGCTGCAATAGATGGTGCGCCAACAGCCCCGGCGCCAAAGGAAGCTACGGTATTTACGGTAAGCAAAGCGTCTGGTGATGTTGTCCCAATCCCCACGTTGCCGCTGCTGTTGATGCGAAGGCGTTCGATACCAGCGCCAAAACCCTGGTTGTAAAAGCGAAAACTGCCGTCGCCTTCTGCTCCTATATGCCAGTTTTCTGTGGCTGTTGCAGAAGTTCCAAATTGATAAAAGGCGTATCCAGCGCCTCCGGCTCCGGTGCCAGTTCCAATGGAGCTTCGGGCCATCCCCTTAATATCCAGCCTCACCCCCGGAGAACTCGTGCCAATCCCCAAATTGCCAGACGTATCCAGGCGCATCCGCTCGGAGCCGCCTGTGTAGAGCGTCATGGGGAGGTAGGTGCCTGTCCCGTTTATACCTGCCCTTAAAGAACTTTCGCCACTTAACACCGCCAACTGCATTAACGAAGCATTCGTTGGATCGCTATTATTTACAGCGGCAAATTGAGCAACAGTACCTGTCCCGTTGGGAATGGCAAAAACAGTTGTCACGCCATTTGTTGTGCTGGTTTGAAACGCCACGCGATTGACAACAGTACCGTTACTAAAGTCACCCGTAATACGCTGCGCCGTGCTAGCGAACGTTAAATTACCAGCCTCAACCGTGTTGGTTTTGCTGGCCGGAAGGCTGATGAACACATCCTTAGACCCAGCGCCAAAATCAACCGCGCTCCCGCCATTACTGGAAGAAAGGATCGTGGTGCGCGCAAGAGTGGAAGGGCTGGTGAAGGTTGCAATACCAACCTCCCACCCAACCCCGCTCTGGTCAGCAATGGTGTAATAAGTCGTGTCGCCTGTATCTAAAACGGAATCAAACGTGCGGAACCGATCAACCGCACCAGCCAGCGTGAAGTTACCCGTGCCGGTGGTGGTGGACGTTTCTCTTACACGATCCGCAATAACAAACGCCATTTCACCAACCTCTATTCAAGCGTGATGTCGAGATCACCAGCCGGGATACGGAATACATCGCCGGAGCCAATTGTCTTGGAAACCGTCAATTCGCCGTAAGCCAGCATATTCCCAGTGGTCAGCGCATCAAACACCGCAACATAGGTAATGGTTCCCCAAGACCCTGTCGCCGCATCAAACTCAACCGCGCTGCTATTAGTGCTGGCGTTGCCGCTGGTGGTCATTGTCACAGCCTTGCGAGCATAACCATTACCGGAGACTTCCGTGCCGCCACCGCCCTCGCCAGGCGCCGCCGTAAAAAGACCAAGGTAAAGGCTCCCAGACGGCGAAGAAAACGCCGTGCCGGAAAACACATAAGCCATGATCTTGTTTTCAAGATAATTGGTGAAGGCGTTGGTGGTCATTAGCCGAAACTCCTAGCCCGCATCCGAAGGGCGCTGGTTGCCATCCGGCTCCGCTCATCGGAAACCTTCAGATCGTTAAGGCACCGCTCATAAAGCGTTCCCCAGGTAGAAATACGCTGATCGTCCTGCAAATACGGCGCAGCCTGCAAAAGCGCGCCATAAAGGTACAGATCAGGAGAATCCGTCAAAAGCCAATTTGTGGTATTGGAAACAGAAAGCGCAGGGATCGTGGCGTAATAGGTCAACTCGCCAGTATAGGCAGACCCGCTATCCGGCGCCGGGACAACCTGAAATTGCTGGCCAATCTGCGTGTAATAGATCGGCTTGCCGGTGGTCCCGTTAGCCCCCTTCAAAAGCGCCGCCTGATCGGGCGAAACGAACTCCATTACCGTAATCGGGTTCGTGTTGATTTGGTAGCGGATGCTTTCAAGCCAATCAGCCGGGACGGCACTATACTCGCTATCCAGCGTCGCCGTAGCCCGCTCCACCATGCGCCTGTGGCGGATGTTCCGGTTAAACTGGGCTTCCGCCAAAGTGATGAAATCAGGAATAACCGCCGTCAAATCGGACCTATTCAGCCAATCCCCGATAGAAGCCTGTAAGGTGGAATAGTTGGAAATCGCCATATCTATTCACCCCTTGAAGCTGCCGCATGGGCACAGGAAAACTCAAAGCCCCCGATATGGCGCACCTGATGGCTAATATCGTGGTCTAGCATCACCTTAAAACCTGTTTCCCTAGCTGACCGGCAGAACCAGATGTCCTCTCCGCTATATACACCATTTTGATAGTGAATGAAAAACCAAGGTTTCGGCATTTTATGGAAAACTTCAGCCTTGATCAGCATCAACCCCATGCCAATAGCCGCCACCGATTCCAGCCCAGTATCGTCCTGCTCCGTATAAACCCGCTCAGTGGTGGTATCGTCTCGGAAAGCCACCGGCTGAAGTGGGAGTTTACGCGTGCTGTAATTAGCCGCGACAATATCCTCATCCCGCTGCAACAGCCTGAAAATGGCGTCCTTCGGGAACCGCATATCAGCGTCAATAAACAGGATATGCGTGGCGCCTGCATCCAAGGACGCCTGGGCCAGTTCCTGCCTTTGATTAACGATCAGCGTCCCTTGGTTCTGGAACAACAGCACCCTATCCCTGGTTGCCGCCGTATGGGCCGCAACACACCGGGCTAAGTCAAAGGCAAACCCGCTGTCCACCACATCGCGGCAGGGAACACAGACTGACACCGTTGCCTGCATTATACGCGCCCTGGCCTAGTGCGGAAAAACCGATTGTCCGGGTCATTTAGCCATTTCTTCATGGCAACCGGATCATCAACGATACCCTTCATCTTCAAATCATAAAAAACTGCCAGCGGAATGGACGCCACCTTGTTCCACTCGCCATAACGCCCGTGATCTTCATTGAACTGCGCCTTATTGGCGTCAATAATTTCAGACACATCCTGGCGCTTTTCAATAATCGCCGTGTCTGTGGTGTCATCATAATGCCAGTAAGAAGAAATCCCGCTTACCGGATCAATGTTGAAAATCTTGTCAGCCATAAGCCACCTCTGAGGTGGGGCTGGCAGTCACCCGCCAGCCCCGTTGCCATTACGAAGTCGTCAGGTCAGCAGCGATACCATGCGCGGCTTCCTGGCGAACCATGAGGCCGTATTCGCAAAGCATCATGCGCTTTTCAGCGTCACCGGTCTTCGCCAGGTCCATGGTCTGGATCGGACGAAGGATCGCCGTCGCCGCGTATTCCGGATCAAGCACGAAAGCATCGCGCTCACGCTGGAAGCGGTTGGGCACCACAGACACCGCGCCGAAGTCAGACACATAAACGTCAGCCGCGCCAATGATAACAGTCGGGCGCGGAGTGGCTTGGTTGTAGCGAATTTCGGCAATGCCAGCGAAGCCGCTGACGGTCTGCTTGTTGAACGGGCCGACCATCAGAATCTTCGGCGTACCGCCTTCGGTCCACACCTGGGCAATAACGTCCTTCAGGATGGTTTCCGTGAAGGTACGCTGCGTGCCGTCAACGCGGGTGGCGTTCACCACACCGTTGGAAACCGTCGGATCAGAACCGCCAGCGCCCTTGTTGGTGTTGGTACGCAGGAAGGCAGGCAAGCCAGCCGTCTGACGCGCCGTGGTGTTGTTACCAGCGTTTGCGGCCTTGGACGCCAACAGCGTGGCTTCCATATCGCGCTTCAGTTCCGCACCGTTCTTCGCCATCTGATAGGCGAGTTCGGAACGGCGACCAGCCTTGTCCACGCTCTCCAGGGTTCCGGAGATCACAACCGTCTTACGGCTGATCTGCGTGTAGTTACCCAGGCGAGAAGTGGCCGTCACGGCATCGAAGGACGAAATGTCATCGCCTTCAAGCGCCGCGTTGGTGGTGGAAGCCGCCGCCAGGCTGTCCGTCTGCCACTCGAAGAACGTGTTCTTCACGTTCACGCGGGCAGTGTTAGACTGGAACGGGGTTTCTTCCGGCGAGATGTTATAGATCACATTCGCCAGGTCTTCACGGATGCCCTTGGCATCATAACGCGTGAAGGTGTTGGTAACGATAGTCATAGCCTATATCCTTTCAGAGAAGCGCCGCTAGAACACTAGCAGCATCGTTGACAGTCCCGGTTTTAGCGAGACGCTGCTTTGCACGGGTTACATCTGAAACACTTCTATTCCCCGGCGCTGACGCCTGAGAACCCGGCCTAACTGGACGCATTACCTGTTGAGGCTTAACCGCCGCCTGCGCCTTGCGCTGGCCTTGATCGTAAAGCATGGCTTTACGCAAGATCGCAACGTGTTCGGCCTTGTGCAAACTGTTGATCTCAACTTCATTAAGACCCTGGTTTGTCAGCCAATCACGAAGCTGCTTCTTGCCCTCAGTGGCAACCTTCTCATCCTTCCATTCAGGAATAACCTCTGGAAGGCGAGACGCCTGTTCAACCAGAATGGCCTTCATCTGCTCGGCAGTCTGTTGCTCGAAAGTCTGGTTCAAACGATCCTGTTCAGCCTTTATCGCTGACATTTTCGCGAACCGGTCTTCCTGAACCTTTCGCCATTGCCGCTCCAATCGAGTAGCGTTAATCGGGTCTTCTTCATAAAGACGATCCCAATCAGGCTGCTGCTCGATCTGTGCGGTGGACTGCAACTGCTGCTGTAAGGCCCCTAGAAGCGTCGCATACTGCGCCCGCTCTTGCCGGATGGCTTCAGCCTCCGCATGGAACGCCTTGCGTTCTTCCGCTAGTTGCTGCGTCTTCCGGCTATAGTCCGCCTGCCGCGAATACCCCCGCGCCAATTCGTCAAGCGTGACCTCTACTTCCTCGCCAGCGACCTTTACTTTGATCGACTCGGGAAGCCTTTCCTGAGGTTGCTCCTCGTCCTGGGCTTCGTCTTCACTTTCAACGGTTTCCTCAACGGTTTCATCAGAAGCCTGCGCCTCTGTTGCCTCCGTCTCGGTGCCCTCCGCTTGCGCTTCGGGCTGCTGCGCCTCACCGACCTGGGTGTCACCGTCATCGGTGGCCAGAATATCGGCTATGGCATCTTGTGCCTGGTGGATGCCGATCCCTTGTACGGGGTTGCCGGACGATTCAGACATCAAACTTCATCCTCTCTCAAAAACGCCTTTCGGCGATGGCTGCTGACACTTTTCCGCTATCAATAACGGATTGAAGCGCCCGCAAGAACTCCTGCATCCCACGCATTGTCGCGTGGATATACTTCTGGTCAGCCTCAAACTTGGCTACCTTCCATTCATCAAACAACTGCTTCTCGACCAATTCCACCGCCGCCTTCAGCGTCGGATCATTCATCAGCCGAAGAGCGTCATTCCCCGCCGCAATCTGGGAGGCAAAATCAACCATAAGGACCACCCGCCATAGAACCCGGCGCCATATTGGCCCCCATCACTTGCGGCACCTGTTGACGCTGCATCATCTGCATTTGACGCATCGCCTCACGATCACGCTCCATGGAAGCCCTGATCTGCGCCACATCAATCTGCGCGCCATAACGGGCCTGCATTTCCGCAATCTTCACCATCAGATCGGCTTCCATCTGATCGCGCTGCAAGTCGTCCTTGCGAACCATTTCCTCACGGCGCAATTCCAATTCAGCCGCCTTCTTCTGAATGTCAGCCTGGATCGCCGCCATCTGCGCCTGGGCCAGCATTTCTTCCGGCGAAGGCTTAGGCTGCTGCGGCGGCATTGGCGGCATCTGGGCCGGATCGCTGAAGAACTGCGTGGCGTCCTTATATCCAGAAAGCGCCAATATCTGCACCAGGGTATTCCGATACTGCGCCAAGCTGACCAGCGGATTATCAATCCCCGCCTGCTGCAAAATCTGCTCCTGCTTGGCAAGAACCGTGGTCAACACCGCAACTTTTTCCTGCTCAGTCCCACCACCAAGCGCGATATTGATAATCACATCCATATTGGCGTCCCAGCTACGGGGATCAACCGGCACAAACTGCCCACGCAACCGCACCATGCGCTCCACGCGCTGGTTCTGGACCGCTAACTTCAGCAAGCCCATGAACAGCCGCTTCATGCCGCTTTCCGCAAAGATACGGGCAATCAACTCAATACGCTGCTGGGAAGCCGATACAGTAGCCGCCACCGCCGCGCGGGTAGAGGATTGCAAACTATCAGCCGCCAAGCCAGCCGCAGCCTTGGTGATGCCCGTGCGGCTTTCCCTCATGCTGTCCATATAGTCCAACATCGGAAACGCCTGCTGTCCCACAAACGGCATAGAGAATGGCTGAACCATCCCCGGCGCCCGCATACGGATAACACCACCAACTTCCGTATTCAGCACATCGTCAACATTCACCTGACCCTCAACCACGCCAACACGCGGATGGATCGCAAGCGCCAGGCTGTCCAGCATATTGCGCTGGATGTTGGACTTGATAAGCTGAATGTCCATCACCTGATCGGCGACAGACAAACCAAAGAACGTATGTGGCTCCGGGTCCGGGCAGAACACCGCGAACGGAATCATGTCCGCCGGTTCATTCCGCATAACCTCATAGCCCTGGCCAACCGTGCAAATGCGGCGCAGTTCCGCAATGCCATCGCCATCCATGTCGATCCGCACATAGGACTCAACATAGAGAACCTTCTTCGCCGCAATATCAGAACGGTTAGCGAGTTCAATGGTAGCCTGCGGATTACGAATAAACCGCTCCTCATTGTCCTCCAACTCGTCAACTTCATTGGCGTAAGGCTCAACTTCGTCCTTATCATACCCCATCGCCACCAACTCGCTCACCGTGGCAATACGGCGATGGGCCACAATAGACGCATCATCCAGGCTGATAGCGTCGCGGCTCACAAGCAGTTCTTCGGGAGGAACCGCTGCAATACGCAGCCGCCCTTTGTCTTCCCGGCGCACCACACGCACATCATACATGGCTGGCCCCGGCAGACCAGTTTGCGGATCGACATCACCAGCGTAAGCCACCATAACCTGAACATCACAAGAAGGATCAGAATTAAGGACCGCCAGCGCCGTATCATCCAAGCCACTCATATCAACGGTTTGCACTTCAACCTGGGAATCCCAAAAGAACTTGATAATCCCCATCTTTCGCACCAAGGCGTCCTTGAAGGCGGAATAGAAAATCTCAAAGCCCGGATTGTCCCGCGTCAGCACATAATTGATGTAATCCGTCGCTTGCTCCGCCACCGCCACATCCTCAGCGCCATTGGGGGCGAACTCCACAATCTTCTGGCTACCAAAGAACACACGCATCAGGCTCGGCAAGATCGCCTGAACCGTGTCCCGCACATCACGGCTGACAACCTGAGAACGCCCGTCTTCCTCATTCCCAAATGGCGCACCACGGTAGTACTCAGTCGCCATCGCCCGCAACGGCGAAATGGTGTTATCAATGTAATCCACCGCATCGTCGATTTCCGAGGCGACAATTGCCTGAATGTCGATCTCATTCGGCAAGTCAGCATCCATCCCCGCATCAACCGCCATATCGGTCATGCTCTCGGTGATGTCTTCGACCAAATCGGAAATCTTGGGGTCCATTATCTATCCAATCAATCTTCTGATTCGGCCTCGGTTTCTTCCTCACTCTCGCGCGGAAGCATAACCTTCGCCATCAACACAACCTCACGCTGGCGCTTCGTCATCGCCTTGGTAATCGGCCCGCCAACTAGCCACGCACTACACGTCCGCGACGCCGCGCACTTGAACTCCAACAATTCGCAATAACCCAAATTCGCCGCTTCAGACACCTCGGGCGCATACGTCTCATCGTCGCTTTCTTCTCCCTGGATACCCTTAACAATACACGCCATCATTTCCGGTGTCTGGATGAACGCGGCGCAATTACCACACCGCATCGTCTTAGCCTCATCAGGAGTCGTATTCCATTCCTTCGCCCGGAGTTTCCAGAAGAAATCATCTTCTTCATTCGGGTTAGCAGGACCATAACCGAAATCCTTGAACGCCCGATCACGGTACTCCACATTTTCTTCAAGATCATAAGTCGCCTTCGGGCATTGCATCACACCAACTCCGTGACCGCCATCGTAGAAAGAGTGACAGCAACGTCCTTAATTACCGCAATCTTGTCGCCGGGATTGCAAGCAAACACTTCTGCCCAATTATTAGGAATCATCACACTAGTCGTAATCGAAGCCGTCGGATTCGACCCGATTTGCACATGGCAATGGCCACTACTCACAGCCACACGGACAAACCGCGTTTCAGCACCAAAAGCCGTGCTTTGAACGCTCGAAGTGGTGACGGTAAAAACCTGAGTAGCCCCGACATCGAAAATCTGCGGGATCACATGGCCATTGTCGTCACGAAGTTGGAAACTCATTTGGATTTCTCCTTGTTACGGGCCGAAATAGCCTTTGCCTTCGCCTTGGCGTCCGCCTTACTGGAAGCACCCCACGCCTGCAACGATTTCAGCAGGCGCGTCGGTTCGCCCTTCGCATCACGCTCCGGGCCAGGCATATTGCCCATCCGCGCCAGGAAACTAGCCCGGCGGGGATTGTCCCCCGCCTTCACCGGCGCCTTCAGATTAGAACCAGGATTAGCCGCCTCATAAGACCGGCGCCCAGCCTCATTCAAACCGCCACTGGGGTTCTTTCCGGCTTTCCGCGTCCAGGCTGGGGATTTCATTGCTGCATCTCCTGGGCGCCCGCCATCGCGGCGCCAGCACCAATAGTGCCAAGAAGACCGAAACGCCTTAAAATAGTATTCAAATCTTCCTGCGAAAGTAAATTATGTGTTTTTGTTTCGGGGCTCCATTGCCAAATATTTGAAACATTAGAAAGCGGAATTTCATTAACACCCTTTTCCTTCAATCCTTTAACATGGTACGAATCAATTTCCCGAACAGGAATCCCCTCAGTACTAAATTGCACAATTGCTCCGCCCTTTTTTGCGCCATAAGCGCCGCCCCCAACATATCTTTCGGGATCATACTCAATAAACAAATCATTACCTGACGCGGGTTTAAATTTACCCTCTTTTACTGCCGCCTGTAATTCAGCATCACTTACCCCCCTATAACCAACAGAAGGATGCCTAACGATATTCCCTAGCCCCCTTACATTTGGAGCGTAAAGAGCATCAATCCACTCATCAAAAGGCTTATTTACTTCGGGCATCACCCTATAGGATGGCAAATTTTCAACCGCCCTGGCCACTGGCGCCGCTTCTGACGCGCCGCGCATCGCGGCACCGCCCGCGCGCCCAAGCGCCCCAACAAGCGGAATAGCCCCCAGCAACCCAGCACCCACGGCACCAGCACCGCCGACCATGCCGCCAATATCGCCGCGCAGGGCTGATCTGCTGATCTGCTCAGAACCCGCCAAAGCATCCTGCAAAGAACCACCTGGCGAAACAACCTGGGCCACATCGGCAGTTGCCTGTAACGGATTGGACCGCACATAATCATAAGCCTGGCTCAACAACCCAGGCAGGGTAGAAAATAGAAACCTCTGCCGTGGGTCAACCGTTTCAGACATTGCAGCCCTCAAAAATCATGTCCAAGGCCCCAATCGGCAACCGCAACACAACCGCCGCCGCATCCATGACCCCGTAGCTAAATAACACATTTTCCGGGGTAATTACCAACCCCGAATTGAACTCAATCTGCTCCGCCTCAAACAAGAAGATGGGGGACACCCGCGTTACATCCCAAGTATCCGCATCATACTCCACCAGCCTATGCGCGTAATAAATCGGCTTCTTGCCATTCTTCTCGCCCATGCGGCGATGCAAACAAGTCACCAAACGGCCCTTATGCGGTACAATCTGGCTGGAACCACTCCACCCCACCAAATCTGCCCGACCATCCCCGTAAAACATGGGTTCTAACACCGGGCTACCGCCAAACTTGTACACAGAAACCGGGCAAAACCAATGCACTAGCTTCAAATCTTGCCCATCTACATAAATGCCCCAGTTTTTTTCCTTTTTCTCATTCAACGGCGACAAAAGCACCTGTTTCTCCGTCATAATCGGGGAAACTGGCGCCAAAACCATCG